CTACACCTGAAACGGTACAGCCAGAAACTCCTGCGCTCTCTGAATAACTATGCTCAACTTTATTCTTGGATACATCTGCGGAACGCTGACATCACTAGTAATCCTACTGGTGATGACATTCTTCCGTGCAAGTATTGAAAAAAGAATAAAGGTCATCGAGACATCAATCACCAATGCTGGTCCTAGGCCACAAGGGGTGATTATTATGCCCGAAGACGAAAACGAAGAGGTGCGTAGGGAATTTGTCCGAAAGCGAGCAGCCAGAGGACAGCGAACAACATTATCAGACTTAAAAGACATTGAATAGCTATGGCTAAGAAGAAAGAAAAAGAAGTGATTCCACGTGGAAAGTATGTCCTTGTAAAGCAGGATGAACCAGAAGCTAAGGAATCAGAGTTCGGTATCTTGTCACCTGATTCTCAGGAACAGGACCAAAAAGCAAGAGGTGTCGTAATAGCGGTCGGTAGCGACATCAAAGACATTAAGAAAGGTGATGAAGTTATCTTCGGGGCATATGCTGGAGAAGAAATGATCGTCAAAGAAGGATTTAAAGAGATAAGCTACCGCTTACTCTACGATGACGACATCATCGCATTCTTGAAGTAGTATGGAAAGAATGCGAAGTGCTTCGGTGAGGTATGGCGTACGCCTAGGATGTAGATTCGGAGTACCACATCAGTTTGAGATTATCAAAGATACCAAAACTGCTAAATGGGAAAAGTGCATCATCTGTGGCGAACGTAAAAGGTGGGTGAAAGGTAACAAAAACCGAGTAGACAACAATGCATACCTAAAAGCCCACGTGCGAGAGTTCGCTCAACCACATGGCTCAACGAAGCGAATTTTTATGAAACTGCACCACCCAGAAAAGTGCATTATTAAGATATAAAACACATATGCCAAAAGTAAATGTAGTACAACGAGAAACGCAGGACATCATCCGTTCTACCGTAAACAAAGCTGTAAACATGGTCAAGCCGACATATGGTCCAGCCAACAACAAGGTAATCATCAGTAAGGTAACTCACTTGATGGCAATCGATGACGGTGTGCAGATCATGCGTGACCTAGAGTTCAATGACCCAAACGAAAATGCCGTCCTACGAGTTATTCGTGAGACAGCAGTTCGCACCAATGACCGAGCAGGAGATGGAACAACAGGCTCCATGATTATGCTTCAAGCTATTATGGAAGCAGCATACGCTCGTCCTACCATCTCAGGTGAGGAAATTGAAAAGGAATTGAAAAAAGGTGTAGAAGAAGCAAAAAAGCAACTAGAAGCGCAAGCTCACCCCGTAAAGACCAAAGATGAACTCTACAAGGTAGCTCGCATCTCATTTGATGATGATAAGATTGCTGACATCATTGCAAGTACCTGGTACAAGATGGGTAAAGACGGTGTGATAACCGTAGACCGATCAGGCACCATGGAAACCTTTGCATCAGTAACTGAAGGCCTAACCCTAAACCGTGGGTACATCAGTCCTTACATGATAACCAATCCACAAACCATGGAAGCGGTGATTGAAAAGCCATACATTCTCCTTACGGATTATCGTCTTACAGAAACCAACGACATCTTACCTATCATGAACAAGATGGCAGCAAAACAGATTTTCAACCTCGTTATTATCTGTGACAACATTGAAAACAATGCTCTGGCAACCGCCATCATCAACAAGGCCCAAGGTAAGTTCAACGTGGTAGCCATCAACATTCCAACAGGCGATAAGCAGGCTGTGCTAGAAGACATTGCAACCATGACAGGTGGTAAGCTCTTCTCAGAGAAAAAAGGTAACCGTCTAGAAAATGCTGAAATTGAAGACCTAGGACGAGCAGATAGATTCATCTCCCGTAGAACCGAATCAGTCATCGTATCACCAAAGGCCAAAAAAGAAATCATTAACAAGGCGGTAGCAGACCTTCGCATAGCGCATGATCAAGCAACTGATGAATCAGTGAAAAAGGACCTTGAGAAGCGCATCGCAACATTCTCCAATAAAGTTGCAGTTATCAAGGTAGGTGCGGCAACCGAAAACGAAGAACGTGCTCTTAGGTATAAGGTAGAAGATGCCGTCAATGCGGTTCAGGCAGCGTATAAGGGTGGTGTAGTGTGTGGTTCAGGATTGGCCCTTTACAGGCTAGAAACCTCAAGTGACATCCTTAACGAAGCACTCAAAGCACCATTCAAACAACTCAAGCTAAACATGGGAATAACTACCCACAGAGAGCTAAAAGATGATGAAGCAATTAACGCAGTTAGTGGTAAAATAGGTAAGTACCTAGAGGTGGGAGTAATCGACCCAGTACAAGTGCTTATTGCAGGAATCGAGAGTGCGGTATCAATCGCCTCTATCCTCATAACCTCAAAGGGAATGATAGTAGAAGTTCCACCTCAACCTAAAACTGAATAACTATGAACGAACAAAAAGCACAAGCAATTGCAGAAGCAGTTGAGACAATGGTAAGACAAATTATTGGCCAAGAAATGGCCAAAAACGGAGTGATTGGGAAGTATCCTGAAACCTTCACCAAAGACCTTATCAAGTCTCAAAAAGCTTTAGTAAAAGCGCTAACCCAATAAACCTATGAACTTTTTTCACACACTCATTATCAAAGTAGCCTCAGCTGTAGCAGCAGTGCTCCTATTCGTAGGAGTAGGCAACAACGATGTGACTGTTGTGGACGTTCAGGATAGTGGTGTGACTGTAACTACAGCCACAACAACACAGGAGCCTTCATCGGCTTCTGTTTCCGTATCGGCTACCGTACTTCCACAGACAGAGCAGTCTAACCCAGTTGTAAAACCAACTGTTGTAGTAGTTCCCACCAACCAAACAACAGGTCAAACAACTACCACTGTTACCACCACACAAGTAACACCTACCCAAGCCGTTATTGTGCCCGTAACAGTCATTACTCAATCGCCAGCAGGAGCCGTAGAACCAACCCCACAACCTACCGTTGCTGCATCGGCACCCGTAATCAATCAACCTATGCCACAAGCAAAGATAGAAATCAAAAATCCGCTTCCTGGTAAGGGTCTAGGACGTACTTTGAAATGGCGAGCAACACCAATCGATGAACTAAACGAGATTAACATTGGTGCAGTAGTAACCAATCCTGACGGTTCCATCAATACAACCGCAACGGTAGAAATTACTGCTACAGATGCAAGCCAAAACAAAACACTCCAAGGCACAGGAAACGTAAGCACCTTCGGTGATCCAAACAATCCAAAGGGATACTACCCATTCGACTACTACATCAAAGAATCAGGTCTTCACAAGATCACGTTTACAGTAGTAGATCTAGGCATTAGTGCCGACGTATCGATTAATGTTACAGAGGAAGATACACGATAATATGACCACAGAAGCGCCAGAGGTAGGATACCTCTACAGTGTTATAAAACCTCTTGTATCATTCCCTGATAAGGTAGAAATACTAAGAATGGTAGACGACAAAGGAACCCTCCTTGAGCTATCACTGCACAAGGAAGACATGGGAAAGGTCATCGGAAAGCAAGGCGATACCGCCCGAGCCATACGCAAGATCATCCGCCAGTTTGCAGCCATTAACAATCGTCACATTGCTCTAAAAATAAACGAACCACGCTAAATATGAAGATAGACTACAAATCACTCCAAGACATCAAACCATACGGTAAGAACGCCAAAAAGCACCCCGATAAGCAGGTGCTACAGATTGCTGACTCTATCAAGACGTTTGGCTTCAACCAACCAATCGTGGTAGACAAAGACGGAGTGATAATTGTAGGCCACGGTAGGTACATGGCAGCCAGCTACCTTGATCTAAAAGAGGTACCCGTGCTAACCGTAGACATTACCGAGGAACAAGCCAAAGCGTACCGTCTAGCCGATAACAAGCTAAACGAATCAGACTGGGACATGGCTCTAGTCATCTCAGAGTTAAAAGAGCTATCACTTCCAATGCTAGACCTCACAGGATTCAGCCGAAAACTGGCCGTAGACCTCTCAGATAACGATGATGCAGTACCATAGGTCCCAAAGACCGCAAAGAGCAAGGTAGGGGACATTTACGAGCTTGGAGCACACAAGCTATTCTGTGGCGATTGTACCAACAGTGAAGAGTATTTTAGGCTAATGGGGGGGGTAAAAGCCGATATGGTGTTCACCGACCCACCATACAACGTAAACTACTCAGGATCGGGCAAAAACACGCAAACAACCATATTAAACGACAAGATGGGAACTGCTCAATTCAGGGAGTTCCTTATTTCGTGCTTCAAGGTGATGAAAGAGAGTATAAAAACAGGTGCAGGCATGTACGTATTCCACTCCCCGACTACTCAAGCCACCTTCGAAGAAGCTCTCTCCAAAAACGATATAGAAGTGAAATACCAGCTCATATGGAATAAACCATCAGCTGGTATGGGTATGGGAGACTACCGCAATAAGCATGAACCATTCTTCTACTGTGCAGTACGAGGAACGGACCCACGATTCTACGGTGACAGAACCAACACCACGGTCGTAGACTTCCACAAATCAGTAGAAGCGCTCACCGCATGGGCTAAACAGATGAAAGCTGATGAACAAGCAGGTCGAACCACCATCTGGACCATGAAGCGTGAGAAAGTACAAGACTACGTGCACCCTACCCAAAAACCAGTAGAACTAGTCATGTACGCCATTAACAACAGTTCAAAGGTAGAAGACGTAGTCCTAGACCTATTCCTAGGCTCAGGAAGCACGCTAATAGCCTGCGAGAAGACAAACCGAGTGTGCTATGGTAGTGAGTTAGATCCAAAGTTCATGGACGTCATCGTCCAACGCTGGGTAGACTTCACAGGTAACCGCAACATTAAGAAAAATGGGGAAGCAATCCTCTGGTAAATATATGAAGAAACATTTAGAAGTAAAAACAATAACACACAAAGGAATCGATGTCATAGTACAGATAGACTACGATAAGGGTACAGCTACACTAGTAGAAAAAGGAATGATGGGAGTCTATGAACCAAAAAAGTGGAAATTCTCTAGTAGAGGATTAGAATACATGAATGGATGGCTTAACATTATCGAAGCCATGAAAGTAGCAATTCAAGAGTGTAAAAAAGACCTTGAGTTCTCACTCGCTCAAAGTAGTAAGTTCTCAGAAGAAGACATTAAGGAACTTAACCCTATAATGTTTAAAGGTAAAAAGCTAAAGGTAAATATAAAAAAGTAGTATGGAAGACGTAAGATTAAAAACACGCCACTGGCAAAATATAGTGTTCAAGAAGTGCCCAGACTGCAACGCAAGACTGGACAATCACCCAAAGGGATTCATGTGTCCTGATGATAAATGCGGCTTCTTCATTACCACTAGCGGCCTAACCAAAATTTTAACCGACCCATCCCATGCTGCAATACGCTACCTAAGCAAAGAAGCACGGGTAATCTTAAACCAACAGTTAAGGGAGATAGGCATAGAAAACTAACCATATGGCACGAGGAAAAAAGAAAAGTAATGCTGGTAGACCAGCTAAAATAACCAAAGATGTACTCGCTAAATTACGAGACGGTTTTGCCTTTACCTACACAGACGAAGAAGCTTGTCTTTACGCAGGAATTGACCCAGCAACACTATATCGTTACCAGAAGAAACATCCTGAATTTTGCAAGGAAAAAGAGCAGTTACGTTTAACCCCAAACCTAATGGCTAAAAAGGTACTCGTAGAAAACCTACCAAAGAACGTAGAACAAGCACGCTGGTGGGCAGATCGTAAGATAAAAGACTTCAAACCAAAACAAGAAGTAGAACACTCAGGCACCATCGTAACCACCCCAATGCAAGAAGCACAGATGACACCAAAGATGCAGGAAGCTGTGCAACAGTTCAAGCAAGCCTATGAGGAGCAACTCCACTCTGAAATAGATGCCATGCCAGATGAATTACCAAACTAACAAGACACATATGACCCAACCATACGACACATACCAAGAGCTAATACAAAACATCCGTAAGGTAGCGGATGGAAAGACAGGTGAAACCATAGGACTATCACAAGACGAATACGACATGTACATCTCGTACACCTATCCAGTAACTACGGAGAATCCAAACCCATTGATACCTGATGTAATAGAGTTTGAAGGTAACACACTACAAGTAACTCCACAGGAATAGTATGACAGTAGAAACCGCAACCAAAGAAAAGATAGTGTTCGGCGTAAAGGTAATCCACGATTACCCACCAGTGTGGAACAATGTGTGCCTAACCTTTAACATCATTCCAAAGAACGTCATTTTTGCATATGGAGATTGCATTTATAACCCAGATGACATAGACCTGCCAGAGTTCTTGGTAAAACATGAACAAGTGCACTTCAAGCAGCAAGGCGGTACACAAGAAGGAGCCATGCTCTGGTGGGGTAAATACCTACGTGACCCAGAGTTCAGAATAGAGCAGGAAGTAGAAGCATATGGCGTGCAACTACGTGAAATGCGCAAGCTAACCAAAAACCGTGAGGAATGGACCAAGATGCTATGGAATTTAGCCAAAAGCTGCTCTGGCCCACTTTATAACAACGCTATCACGCATACCGAAGCGATGAAGCGTATTTTACAAGCATCAAAGTAAACAATATGGACAGAACAAAACAAGCAATAGTGGTAGGTGAAAATGAGTACCTTGAAAAAGGAACTCATTATATGGAGTTCTTGTACTGCAATAACTGTACAATGAAAAGCGGTAGAGTATATATTCCTTTAGGAGTACCGATAAGTCAAGCTGGATGTCCTAACTGTGGTTGTAATACGTTAAGAAAATAATATGTGTAACCATCAATTTATTCCAATGGGAGAGCATAATAGCTACCGAATCCAGAATGCTTCATTTAAAGATGAAAGTACTGCAGTCGCACCAGTAAACCAAAGGCCTGTATGGGGTCAAAAAGCAGGGTGTATTCTTTGTGGAGAAATACGTGCCATTTATGACACAGGGCTAGTAGAAGTACTTATAAAAGGAAATGCCAAGTCTATTACCACAAATAACCGATAGACCAATAGAGATGGCTGACATATCCATTCTTCAATGGGTAAGGCAGCACAACATCAAGAATGAAAAAGGTGATCCGATAACCTTTCATACCCACGCATTCTTAAAAGACATCTACGAGGAACAATCACAAAACCTCGTGGTGATTAAAGCTGCCCAAGTGGGGCTATCAACCCTTGAGGTACTCAAGAACTTCTATGATGCCGCACGCTTTAAGATGGACATCATATACACCCTACCATCAGACAGTGACGTAAACATTTTCGTATCAGGTAAGGTAAACCGTATCATCGCCAATAACCCCATTCTTCAGGAATACACCAAAGACAAGGATTCCATCGAACAAAAGCAAATAAAGAACTCGTATGCCTATTTTAGAGGAACCTGGACCAAGAAAGCGGCTAACATGGTGACGGCCGATAGACTAGTGCACGATGAAAAAGACTCATCCAAACAAGACGTGGTATCCAATTACCAGGCCCGTATGCAGCACAGTAAGTGGAAGCAAACCCACACTTTCTCTCACCCATCCTCCCCAGGTGTGGGCGTAGATGCCGATTGGCAGTTATCCGATCAAAAAGAGTGGTTCATCAAGTGCCCACATTGTCAAAAAGAGCAGTATATGAGCTGGGATATAACCAATCCCAAGAAAATGAGCGTGGACTTTGAAAAGCGAGAGTTTGTGTGTAAGTACTGTCGTGGCATCCTAGGCTGGAAAGATAGAGCAAAAGGCCGATGGGTAGCACGCTATAAAGACAAGAACAAAGACGGTAAGCCGATAACCTTCTCAGGCTACCATATCTCGCTTCTCATGTGCCCCTGGATAAAAGCAGGTGAAATCATCGACAAGTTCAATGATCCCAAAAGCGACATGGAGTATTTTTATACAAGAGTGCTTGGGCTTCCCTACGCAGGAAGTGGTAACTCCGTGGCTGAATCCACCATCAAAGACCTGGTAACCGATGAGAAAAACCTCTACAAGAGCAGGCTAGTAGTCGGTGTAGACCCAGGAAGAAAGATACGCTACGTGGCAGGAAATAGCCAAGGCTTGGTAGGGTACGGTGAGATGAAAGATTACATGCCCGATGAGAACAATAAGCTTGCACTACACGAGACTTTGGAGTACTTCCTCGTAAAGTTCCCAACCTCGATTATGGTGATAGATGCAGGTGGCGACCTAGGCCAAAGAAAGCTACGTGCTAAGTATCCAGGGCGAGTATTCCTATGCCATTACCAGCGAGATAAAAAGAGTATGCAGCTGGTGCAGTGGGGTGAAAAAGAAGAAGCAGGTAACGTTCACATTGACCGTAACCGTGCTATTCAGTGGGTGATAGAAGAAGCCAGAGACAAGCGGTTCAAACTCTATAACGGTACCAAAGAAGACTGGCATAACTACTGGCTTCACTGGTCACATATTTATCGAAAGGTAGAAGAAGACCCAAAGCTAGGCACCCCTGTATACACCTGGCTACGTTCTGATCGTGATGACTTCGTACATTGTACGGTATACTGGAGAATAGGTATTGATCGATTCGGTGGATCAGGTGCAGTCTCGATACCTCAATCCGACATCGAGCCAAACAGCTACATTGTGCGTCCCAATCAAACGGTTGAGTTCTCTCCCGAAGAAATGTTCAAGCGCTCGGTACAACAGATGGTGGATAACGAAGATGACGATGAGTGGCGATAGATGATACACTTATTAAGTAACACACACTACTAAAACAATATGGGAGCACCAGACTCAATCCTACAAGCATACTACTCACTTGGTAAGAAGGTGAACAAACTCACTGGTAGAGATTCGTCAGAAAATGAAGAAGGTATCGTATCAGATAAGATACCCGAACTAGAACTAACAACAGACAATCAAGAAATTGTCAAGATAACCACAAAATGGAATAAGAAGTGGACCGATTCCGAGGTATACGGAAGATGGCAAAAGGAATCCAAAGAAAACGAAAACTACTGGCTAGGTAAACACTTCACTCGACCAGAGGTAGATACGAGACGTGCGATGGTAGATAACGCTATCTTCGAAGCCCTCGAAACCTATCTCCCACAGGTAACTAGAAGGAACCCAGACCCAATGGTTACGCTAAAGAGTAAGCAAGACCAGCAAGACCCTCAAGCTCAAGAATGGGCCAAGGACCTCCAAACCAAGCTAGGAGAAATTGCCGATGAAGTAGTGCTACGCCTTAAGCTCAAGAAACAAGCCCGACATTGGGCTATTTACCTTTTGGGAATGATCAAGGTGGGTTGGGACTTGGATAAGAACCTACCAAGCATCAAGGTGATACGTGCCAACAAACTTATTCTTGATCCAGATGGCACCGTAGATGAAGACGGCTATACAGGTGAGTACATCGGTGAACACCGCAAGATGAAAGCAGGTAAGATGCTCGAAATCTTAAAAGAGGTAGGTGAAGAAGGAGCCGTTAAAACCATTCAGAAGATGGTAGATACCGATGAGGGAACAGAAATAGGATTCATAGAATGGTGGACAAATGATGCCACTTATTGGACCATGGAAGATGAAGTGCTCCTAAAGAAGAAAAACCTTCACTGGAACTGGGATACAACCTCAAAAACCTCCGTACCAGGTGAACCCCTTGTAAATGAAGAAACAGGCGAACCAATGCTTCACCCAGAAACAGGTGAGCAAATGATGGGGCCATCAACAGAAGAAGAAACCACCCAAAAAGGCATAAACCATTTCAAGACCCCAAAAATACCTTACATTCCCCTTTCCGTATTCAACCTTGGCAAGTCACCGATCGATGATACCTCCCTCATTGGTCAGAACCTTTCAAACCAAGACATCGTCAACAAGCGCAATAAGCAGATCGATAAGAACGCCGACAGCATGAACGGAGCCGTAGCCGTCTCTCTAGAACGTGCAGGCCTAACTAAAGACCAAGCCGCAGGCGTAACCAAAGCCATCCAAAAAGGTGGTACCATTGCCATTCCATCAGGATCAGTACAAGATGCTGTCGCACGCCTCTCTGCTCCAGGACTTCCAGCTGATGTCTACAACAACTTAATGGATGTACGTAACCGTATCAAAGACATCTTCGGTACTCGTGGCTCATCTGCTGCAGGTCTAGAGTCAGATACCACAGTACGTGGCAAGATCATGAACCGCACCTTAGATTCAGATAGAATCGGTGGAGGATTCAGTGAATACCTTGAGCAATCAGCTGATATGGTATTTAACTGGTGTGTCCAGCTTCTCTATGTATACGATGAAGAGTACGCTAACGGGCAACCAAAGCCATTGGTAGGTATCTCTATCAAAGAAGGTTCGCTTCTTCCAAAGGATTCAACGACTATTGCAAACCAGGCAATTGAGCTATCAAATGGCGGTAAAATGTCATTAATTGACCTTTACAAGCGCCTTGACTATCCAAACCCAGAAGAGCTAGCAGCCAACGTCTGGCTAGAAGTAAATGCTCCTGAAATGCTCTATGGTAATGATCCACGTGTTCAGCAAGCCATCCAAGCGAAGCAAGCAGCTGCTCAAGCCGCAAATAGTGAGCCACCAAAGCCACCAAGCATGTCTATATCGTTTAAAGATTTACCACCAGAAGGTCAAGCACAAATGGCAAAGCAAGCAGGCATAGAACTCCACCCAGAAGCCATCGCCGCTCACGAAGAATTCAAGAAACAACAAACCACTCCACCAACGCCAGATAATGGCTCTTAACAACTAATCAAAAAATATATGTCACATAAAGAATGCGCACAGGGACATGTAATCGAGGATACTCGTGAAACATGTTCACGCTGTAACGGTCCTGCAGTGAATCACGAAATCGGTGATTCAGTTGTAGAAGAGACAGCGATTGTGGAAGAAGTTCAGGCTGAGACATCCGAAGAAGTCACTACGGAAAATCCCAGTGCTCCAGTGGATGAAACTCAAACTGAACAAGTTCAAAGTGAAGTAGAACCTACCCCAGAATCTGTATCGACAACAGAATCTGCGACAAACGATTCAACACCAGAGGGCGAATCAACTAACTAATCTCTATGAGAAAAATTACTCCTAAAACCGATACGTACATGATCAATGCCACTAAGAAAGGTGAATCAAAACCGATTTACCCAACCATGCGCATTGACCTTACGCATCTCCCAGAAGCTAAAAAATGGGAATTAGGAAAAACCTACGAAGTCGAGTTCGGATTGAGATTGGTAGGTCTCTCTCAAAGCCGATACGACAACAGTGCAGAATTTGAAATAGTAGAAATCGGTCCTGAAGCATCTGAAGAGGATGACGAAGAGGGAGAAGAAAAGTAACAACATATGCCATTTGCATCAAAAGCACAAGCCAGATACTTATACGCACTCCATCCAAAGATAGCGAAAGAGTTTGCAGCCAAGACTGCGAACATGGCATCGCTTCCTGAGCATAAGAAACATACCAAGCCACATGTGAAGTAATCCACATGGTGGCTGTTGTTCATTAGGTGTATAATTTAATAAGTAAAAGATGTCTCGTTCTGCGCATCAGAAAAACAATGCAGATCGTAACACTATGACAGGACAATACAACACGGCAGATAATTCTGGGGAAGACGAAGAATTTACATTCCGTCCTCCACGGGAGTCGGAGAGGGACAACTCCGAGGACTCGCCAACCGAAAAAGACCACGATGGTGAAGACCCATCGCCTGACGGGGATAAGGAAAATAGTCAGGAAGATTCGGACGATGACAAGAAACCATTTCATGATCATCCTAGATGGAAAGAGCGTGAGGAGGAGTGGAATAGACGCTTCAACGAACAAGAGACTCGCCATCAAGATGAGCTAAAAAAGGCATTGCAAGGTATCCGTGATGAGTTCTCTGAAAAACGTGAAGAGAATGCTGAACAAAAGAAAATCCCTTCATGGTTCGGAGGTAATCAGGAACAATGGGATGCATACCGTGCAGACCGTGATGCAGAATTAAGAGCTGCCGAAGAACGTGCTAGAAAGTCCGCAATTGAAGAATTAGGACAGAAAGCACAAACCGAGGATAAGGCTGTTAAGGAAGCTACTGACTACATGAATGCAGAGCTAGAAGTCCTCTCGAAAGACAAGGACTTAAACCCTGAAAAGCTCAAAATCGATGCTAATGCACTTGTCAAATTCACTATTGAAAACGAGCTAGTTGATACAAAGGGACGATGGAATTACCGAGCTGCTTTCAAAATGATGAAAGCCTCAGGACTTCTCAAAGCACCTACACAGACAACAACTGTGACCAAAGAGCGTAAAGTTCTTGCGGATGCATCAGCTGGTAAGGATTCAAAGGGTGAGCCGACCCAGAAAACTGTCAAATCTTCTCTCGACTTTAAAAAGCCAGGAGCAAGACCTTGGTAAACACTCTGGGGAACAATTACCAATAATTAATATAACCCCTCAACACATATGGCAGAACTATATGGACAACGAGTACAAACTACAGTACAGACAGAATACCTTCCGTACGTAGTTGATACCGTTCTCAACTCAAACGTGATGTTCCAGCGTGTGGTTCGTGGAGCTAAGAAGTGGTCAGGACGTACACTCCGTGCACCAATCAAGGTATCTAAGAACTCAACTGGTACATCATTCAAAGGCTTCGATACCTTCTCGACAGCCGCAACTGATAACCGTCAGTTCTTGGAATATACTCCAAGCTTCTACCAAATTACTTGTGCTCTACCTGGTGATGAACTCTCAGTAGCCGACACCGATTCAAAGGTGCTTGACCTCATGAAGCTCACCATCCAGTCAGATACCGAAGATATGGCCGATGACCTCGGAACCATCTTCTATGCTGATGGAACAGGAAACAGCTCAAAGGACCCACTTGGTCTTGCAGCGCTTGTTGATGATGGTACATCAGTGGCAACACTTGGTGGACTCTCACGTTCAACATTCACTACTCTCAAGTCAACTGTTACTGCATCAGCAACACTTACGCTTGCTGCAGTCGACACACTTTGGATGGCTGTAAAGTCAGGTGCACAGCGCCCAACTGCTATGTATACAACAGAAGCAGTATTCAACTTTTACGGCCAGCTTCTTCGCCCACAGGAACGTATCGTAAAGGATGCAGGAATGATTAAGGGTGACATGAAGGGTGGTACAGGATTCGATGCGCTTTACTACAACGGTAAGCCAATCCTTGCTGACGAAAAATGTACATCAGGTGCATTCATCATGGTTAACGAAAACTACGTTGACTGGTATGCGCTTCCATTCTTCGGAGCAAAGCCAGTAGCTTACAAGTCACAAATCGAGGGTAACGATTACGATGCCCCAGTAGGACTTGGATTCTCATGGTCAGACTGGATTATTCCAGCAAACTCAGGTTCTGTAGTAGGACATATCTACTTCGGTGGACAGTTCATCACTACTAACCCAAAGCGTCACGGAAAACTTACTGGTGTTACTGGTATCTAAGTCGAGCGTGATAATTACTAACCAATAATCACCTCACCTATGACTTCACAATACCTCGAATACTATATTCCAACAGTGATGGAGAACGGACTTCAAACAGCTAAGCCTGCGGTATTTACCTCAACGCTTGCTGTAACAGGTCTTATTACTCAAAACGGTGTTGCGATTCCTGCATACGAAACTATTCAGGATCAGCAAAATCAGGTGGCAGCAGCATCCTATGCGGTGTCTCACACAATGTATCTAAACGATGCAACAAGTGGAACCTACAAGGTAGCTGCGGTGAGTGCCGTATTCGGTACCGCAAGTACATCAGGAACTCTTCAAGTAGAAGTAGCAACTGGTACCCAAGCTATCGCATCAGGTACAAACCAGCTTACTGGCACCATATCACTTGCAGGAACTGCAAACACAGTTGTATCGGGAACTATCATAGGTTCTCCAACAACTATTACTGCAGGTGCCCGTGTCAACCTTATCTTCGGTGGAACAGTGACTAACCTCGCTAACTGTATGGTAACGGTTGCACTCCAGCGCCTCAGTTAATTTATAAACGTGCTCTAATATAAAACTCTAAACCTATGACAGGAACAGTATTAGGCCCAACACCAGTAACCGTGGCACAAGGTATCTACGATCAAAGTACGGTACAAAACCACGTTCTTGGTGAGAAAGCCTTCTCAAATGACGGACGTACATTCCGCTACGTAAAAGTAGGTGCAGCCGCACTTGTACCAGGTAACGTTATTCAGTCACCAGCAATTGTGGCTAACCACGTTAACCTAACTCCAACCGCTAACCCAGCAGTAGGAGACTTCACTTTCTCAGCAACCCTTGGAGCAACCGCAGCAACTGCAAACCAGTATGCAAACGGTTACCTTACTGTTGAAAAAGGAACAACAGGGGCAGGTCTTACCTACCTCATTAGAAGCCACGCCGCAGTGCTCTCAGGAGGTGTAATCACGGTTACCCTTACTGATGCAGTGCAGGTA